TTCTGAAAATACTGAGACAGAAGAAACTACAACAGAATTACAAGAGGAACCCAATCTCCACCGATTAAAAGTTAATGGTCAAGAGATAGAGGTCAGCCTCGATGAACTGAAGGCAGGTTATTCTAGAGACTCAGATTACCGACAAAAAACTCATAATTTAGGTATGGAAAAGCGTGAGCTTGATAACCAAAAGGAGAGTTTTCGTCAAACTTATGATACTCGACTACAAGAACTCAATGATTTAATTGCAACTGCTGACGCAACTGTCAGACAAGAACAAGGAAGTCATGATCTTCAAAAGCTTTGGGAAGAAGATCCAACAGCTGCAGCACGACTGGATTACCAGATGAGACAAAAAACTAGGCAGCTAGATGATGTACGATCTAAAGCAAGAGAAGCTCAACAAAAACAATATGATGAATTCCTTAATACACAGCGAGAGTTAGCAGCACAAAAAATACCTGAGTTTGCAGATCCTAATAAAGCAGATCAATTTAAAGTTAGTATGCGTAATTCATTACGTAATTATGGTTTTAATGATCAAGAAATAGGATCACTTGCTGACCATAGATTTCTTATGGTAGCAAAGGATGCAATGAATTATCAAAATTTGAAAGATAAAAAACCTATCGTTCAAAAGAAGGTAGCTAATGCTCCTAAAGTAGTAAAAGCTGGTGTTGCAAAATCATCAACAAGTTCTGGTAGAGAAGGCATAAGAAATAAAATCAATCGGTTAAGCAAAACTGGACATCTTAAAGATGCACAGAGTGCTATAATGGATATGATTAATCTTAAATCTCAACAAAGGAAATAAAAACAATGGCACAACCAACTAATACGTTTGATACGTACGATTCAGTAGGTGAAAGAGAAGATCTTTCTGATGTTATCTATAACATCTCACCTACAGATACGCCATTCCTAAGCTCAGCAGCTAAGACACAAGCTACTGCAGTCCTTCACGAATGGCAAACCGATGCACTAGCATCTGCTTCAACTTCTAACGCAGTTATCGAAGGGGATGAAGCAACTTTAGACGCTGTTACTGCAACAACTAGATTATCTAACTCTTGTCAAATTATGGACAAAACAGTTGTAATCTCAGGTACGCAAGAAGCTGTAGACAAAGCAGGTAGAGCATCTGAATTAGCTTACCAAATCGCTAAAAAAGCTAAAGAGCTTAAAAGAGATATGGAAGCACAAATTACAACTAACAATGCAGAAGTTACAGGTTCAGCTACTGCTGCTAGAGAAATGGGTTCTCTTGGAGCTTGGGTTGCAACTAACGATGTAATGGGAACTTCTGGTACTTCTGGTTCAGTAGGTAATACTGCTAGAACTGACGGTACTCAGAGAGCTTTCACTGAAGATCTTTTAAAATCTGTAATTAAATCAGTATGGAATGAAGGTGGAGATCCAACTATGATTATGGTTGGTCCTTTTAATAAACAAAAATTATCAGGATTCACTGGAAACAGCACTAGATTTGATGCAGGTGCAGACGCTACATTATACACTTCTGTAGATGTATACGCTTCTGACTTCGGTCAATTGCAAGTTGTTCCAAATAGATTCTCTAGAGATAGAGATTGCTATGTTCTTGATATGAATTATTGGGGAATCGCATTCTTAAGAGATTTCACAATGCATGAATTATCAAAAACTGGTGACTCTGAAAAAAGACAGCTTTTAGTAGAAGCTACTCTTGAGTCTAGAAATGAAGCAGCATCAGGTCTTGTTGCTGACTTAACAACTTCATAATAATATTATTTGTTTGGGCGAGTAACCTTAAATCTGCTCGCCCAGCAGTATTTCAAACAATTGAAGATCTGAGATAGGTTAGGATCGGAACAATTAAGGAATAAAATGAGAACATTAAACGACTATTTTATATACGGTGAAATCGCAGACGTATCAACAGCATCATCAACTTACGTAGCAGTACCTGATGGTGGAAAAATTATAAAAATTATTACAGCTTTACAAGGTGCTATCTCTGGTGGAGATGCAGCAATTACTTTTGAAATTGGTGGAACTGCAGTTACAGGTGGAGCAATCACAGTTGCTAACTCAGGTTCAGCAGCAGGTGATATTGACACAGCAGAACCTACTGCAGCAAATTTAGTAGCTGAAGGTGGATCTATCGAAATGATTACAGATGGTGGTTCTACTGGAGCTAAAAAACTTGGCGTAACATTTGTTATAAGAAGATAATTAAATAGGATTAATGTTCCTGGAACGTTCTGGGAACATATCCTAAACAAAAGGAGAATAATACATGAACTATGGTTTAAGACATGGAACTGTACATAAGCTAACTTCTGGAAGTTCATCTTCTGCTAGTTCAGCTTTTTCAGCTAATATAGAATACATAAGAGTTGTAGGTACTATTGCTTGTCATATACATATAGCAGTATCACCAACAGCAACTACAAGTACTACTTATTTACCTGCAGGAGAAGTTGAAGTTATTAAAGTTTCAGCTGGAGAAAAAATTGCAGTATTAAGAATTGGTGGTTCTGATGGAGAACTATACGCTACAGAATTGACTGAATAATGGGTAAAGTAAGATCAGTAGAATACGATAACGGAATAGTAACTAAATATATCCAAGAATCAGATGGTAAGTTAACTATCAACAATCAACAAAATGTTAACCC